TCTGAATCCGATGTGGCGATATTTAAATATGTCAGCAACGCACTCTCTGTACCTCTTACCACCCCCACCAGACTTATTTGTTGGTGGATCTGAATAGTACTCTAGAGAAGGAGTCTCAAAACAATCAGGGTCAGTTTGTAGTGATACTTGAGTGAACTGAGCACAGACCATGGACTTGAATCCACTGACTTTAGAGCCATCGATCCACATGCCGTTAAGACCAAAGATAGATCTTACAGAGCAGTTAAATACGTACGGAGATGAAGATCTTGTGGAGTTGACGTCAGGAAGAGCAAAGTAATTTGTAGTACCACTTTCTGAAGCTGAGAGTACAGCTGGGCCAGGATAAGAAGGCTTGACATTTACCTGATAGTCTGGGCTAGCAACGCCGGTCTGGTTTTCTTCCTTGTCCTCGCTTCTATTTTCTTTACTACTAGCAAGAGGAGCAACGATAGTTGTTTCTGCAGATACAGCACCGATAGTCTTATCTATACCCCAGCCGTCGATCCCACCAAACAACGATTGAATCTTTGTGTAATAAGAAGTCTCTCCGGCTCCTCCTTTAGTTTCTGCTTCAGAAGCATAACCAACTGCAGTAACAGTGTTGTGAGTCCTAGAGAACTGTTGGTTATCTGCAAAGGTGATAAGAGAGAGGTAGGTACCACCGGTTACTTTAAATATATAAGTAGTATTTCTCTGAACAGCAGTAGATCCTGGAGTTAACTCAGGGACATACATTGGTCTGACACGAACCTTTCTTAGATCAACTCCGTTAATGGAGATACCTCTAGGTACAACAAGACCGCCAGAAGATGGATTGTAATCAGAGAGTCTATTAATCCTTAATTCTTCTCCTATAGAGAAGGCTCCTTGAACATACTGAAGGTAAACCCTCCAGATAGGTGAGGCAAGGGCGTCTTTCTCGATCTTGTAGATCGTTCCTACACCGCCAGCCGCAGTGTAGAGCGTTCTGCCTAGATTAAACAGAGAAGGAGGCTGAAGTGCTGCGCTATCATCTACTTTAATAGTGATATACGGTAAGTCAGGGCTCCAAGAATTTAATGCAGTGAAACCTGTTGATACTTGCTTAATGTATATATCACCAGCACCGGGTCCCCCTACAGCGTTTAGGCCGGGGCCATTATCAACGTAGTAGTCTCCAGGCGCTAGTTCAATAACAGTGGTGTCATATGCATCTAGTCCGATATTTCTTCTACTTGCTCTTGAGGCTTCTAATAAAGCTCTCTCAATAGTCCTAAATGGCGCATTTTGGTCCGTGCCGTTGTTGATCAACTGGTCATTTCCAACAGCTGGGTCTACATAGATGATGTTTTTAGTGATCTCAGAACCCGCAGGGATCCCGTTATTTCCGATCTTTGTACAACGATCAGCGCCAAATACTTTAATTAAGCCTCCCTCTCCATTAGAGTAGATAGCTGTTACGGCGTTAACTTCTTTATAGCATTTACCAGAAGCAGCTTCAAATCTATATATACCTTCAGATGGGTTGGGGTACGCTCCAGGGATCGGTTGGCCGTCAGGACATTCTCCTGCGGTTCTTATACCGATGTACTCTTTACCGCCGCAGCTTAAGAAGCTTCCTAGCTTAGGGTTACATTCAGAACCTGGAGTCTCTTCAAATCTCCATTCTGAAGTAGCCTCGTGGTAAAACAACTCGATGTGTGCGTCGCGTATATTTATGATCCAGTCATCTACAGAGTTGTTGATCTTGTCTGTTCCAGAGGGACGAAGGACTACTGGGTAGCGATCAAATGATCCCTCTAGGTCAACAATAGCAATACGATCATTGTCAGAACTGGCAGACGGTAGAGTTACAATTACAGATCCGTTTCTTGTATCTACAATGGCTCTGTCCCAGCCTCTTAAGTTTGTATTTACATTTAATATATCTGTGTTCTTTAATACACCCGTAGAATAGTTATTTAAAGCTCCGACGTATAGGTTAGGACGAAGATCTTTAACTCCAGTTCCATACACGGTACCCTCTGCGTCAGTATTAAACGCACCGGCCGTAGTATTAATCTCTGCTAGAGGTACGTAAGGGTTTGATTCTGGGCTAGGAAGAAAAGAACTAATTGTGATCTGAACAGATAAGACTCCACCTACCGTTATTTCGTTTGCATAGATAAATGCCTGTCCAGTCTCGTCTATAAGACCTACGATCTGACGAGGCCAAGTGCCTATAGTTCCGTCAGACAGAGTGATCTTACCGGCTTCTACGATAAGTCCATGAGTTTGGCCGCTATCTACTACTGAGATAGTATGGTTATCTCCAACAGCAATTGTTAGAGTTCTTGGCTCAGAGAAAGTAGCGTCATTTAGTACCCAACCAGCGATGGCCGTTCCAGAGTACCCTAAGATAATACCGTCATGAGCAAGACGGCCAATGCCGGTCTCTTGCTCCTCTCTAGGGTCTGCAATCTCGTAATCTTTTAGTTTGTCTCTTTGACTAACTTTCCAAGAATTGTGGTCAGCGGCAGATACAGAATAGTAATCTGCTCTAGGGTCTGCTCCTGAGAAGTCTGCCCCCTTTTGAACTTCGTTAAGATAGTCACTAGTAACGATTGTTCCGTTTACAAACGTAATTTTATCAAGCATCGTAGGAGTTCAAATTAAGAATTATTGTTGATCCAAAGTAGTCTGCCCATCCATTTAGCGTTCGGCCCGAACGCACTCAATTCTACCATCATTTGTCTTCCTTGAGCTTTATAAGTATCTATGGGGTTGTCTGCATCTTCATTAACAGCATCTATTTCAGTACCCCATTTTACCCCGCTTGATTGGATGAACCATGAATCTTTAGAGCCCCAGTCCACAGGGTAATCAAAATAAACCGAATTAGCAGTCACGGGTGCTTGCGGAAACACTAAAAGAATCCTCATTTCTCTATAAAATCCTTCTGGTATTAGCAGAGGGTTCATGTTTGAGACCGGGAGGTTATCGGCATTACTAACATCAATGCTTAGATAATTAGCGTATCTTAAAGAGCCTATTGGTTGACTCTTTACCGCTCCTCCTAATTCTATAGGCGTACCAATAGAATCCCCGATCCAGATTCTTCCGTCAGCGTTATTGGCGAATAACTCACCCTCATCTAAATCCCCGATGAAAGGCTCCTCGCCAACAACGTTAGATGTTAAAATTTGAATCGATGCTTGACTCATTTACAAAATATATTGTATTTAGCCTAATGGTCTTTAAACTGCTTTCCACGGTTTAAAGCTATATTAGATAAATGTTCTAATGTGGCTAGAAATAATTTTCTTACAGACAAATTTACTACTTTAGGAGGACTAGCTGCTGTAGCTTATGGGTCTTCTTTATCACTCGGCACAGTAGGTGACCAGATGAAGAGAGGCTCGATAACGAAGTCTTTAGATAGTCAACTCCCATCAAATGTACTATTGGATTTCTTTGGAACAGAGACCGTTTTACTAGAGGTGTTTAAGTCTGTGTTTCAGACAGAGTATAACAGGCTAGGATCTTTCACTGACTTTATAGATATACACTCGTCTATAGACCATTTTTCCTATCTATGTACTAAAGAGTTTTTTAAGAATTTAAATAGAGATTCTACCTATAGCACTACCGCTTCTCAAGTTATAAATAAATCTATTCAGGGATCTTTTTTAAGAGAGGGGAAGAAAGAAGATATAGAAATAGATACAGAAAGTCTTGTAGACTCTGTCCTATTAGAGGTAATTAAATTAGACTCTATTGGGCAAGACGTGGATAAAGTAATAGCGTTAACTTCTAATAATCCTATCACTAAGATCACATCGGCGATACCAGACACGACTGTGTCTCTATCTATGTCTTCTGAGATAGAGAAAGACTATAGAGGCACGGAGAGAAATTATGCAAGTGTTTCTCCTAGAGATTACTTTAGCGGGATGGGATACGCAAAAGAAGGAGATTCTATAAGAAAATCAGTAGTACAGGGATATGTTGGTTATCCTCTGGTCTCTTTACTAGGTGAAAGTTTATTAAATCCAGCAGGCTACGATAATTTGAGTCTTAGCGATACTAATATGTCGTTATTAAGAGAATTAAATGACAACTCTGGTATTCCTGTGGGTGAACAGGGAATCTATAATTTAAATCTTGCAAGAATAGATCTAGGTAATTACTAAAATGCCAAATATATACGGACCAATTCTTCCGCTTCAATTAGATCCTAGAAATACTTCTGCTCTTGTGAGAGACATGCAAACGAAGATCTTCTTAGAGTCTGATGGTCAGCTAAATGACTTCTCTCCAGCCTCACCGCTGTCGGCGTTGGTTGAGGGCCAGGCGTTTGCTCAAGGAGAATTACTATATTATTTAAATAGCCTTCCAGAGGCATACACTCTGCAATGGTTAAGACAACTCGGGATACAGAGGGCCATTGGAGCTAGGTCTGTTGTAGAAGTAACTTTTATAAAGAAAAGGGGATTTAACAGATCTGTAGTCATCCCTGCTAACACTATAGTCTCTACGTCTAACAACTTAAATTTTGTGCTCAAAACCGAGGTTAGGATCGGCGATGTCCAATCTTCTGCAAAGGGTATAGTTGAGTCAGAGAAATGGGGGAGCGTTTATAATGTCCCTGCGGAGTCTATCGAAAAAATTAATAGAAATATATTAGGACTAGAAAGAGCTACAAACTTAACTTTTTCTCAGGGGGGAAAAGATCTAGAATCAATTGATAGCCTTAAAGCAAAAGCCTTTAGTTTGCTTAGGAGAAGAGGTTTGATCTCTGCGGAAGATTACGAGAACGAAGTGTCTCTTGTTGCTTCAGAAGCTGCCGTAATAAAAGTGCTGACTTACGAAGATCGGTTTAATATCCCAGCAGAGAAACAGTCAGGAAATATTGTTATATGCGTAGGAGACGCTAATGGGTCAGAACTTGGTGTCTTAACAAGAGCAAATATTGTTAAGTCTCTTAAAAGTAGGATTCCATTAGGCAATAGCATCTCTTTAATATCGCCAGAAGTAACTCCTGTAGAATCTACTATCTCTTGCGAATACGATGATGAAACGTTTAATGGAGGTCTGGATCTTTACGCCTCTCAGATAAATAAAATCATAACAAATACAATAAGTCCGGAGTCTTTACCTTTAGGCGAAGAAGTAGATTATCAAAAGGTATTTAACACTATATACGGGTTATCTTTTGTTGACAAAATCAAAACTTTAGCTTTTAAAATCCTAGTCAATCCACCTGAAGCTACGGATCCTGACTATTGTAGTGACTTATTTGTCTCAGAGTTGATAAATGGCGTTTGCATAGAATCTTCTGAAGCTTTCATAGATAGCGTAAATACTACTTATAAGAATACCAATCCAATTAGAACATATAGAAGCTATAGGGTGGTTGTTAGCTTAGTAGCAGCAAGCACACAGGCTCCATTGACATATACCTTTATAAATAAAGATTATGATTCCGCTCTAAGAGGTTGATATGAACTCTTTATCTATTTGGGATCAGAAAAACAGAGCGTTTATTCGTAGAGGATTTAAAGCAGCCCGCTTTATTTCAGAGTTTAAAAGAACGAAAAAACTAAAGATCGTAAATCACTCTTTGGGGGAAGTAAAATTTAATTTTAGGCCAGAGCTAAACTCTGATAGAAACAGAGTAATTGACAGAGATATAAAGAAAATAGACGGCTCTGGTTTTACGTACGAGAATGTAGGAAACGTTTATTTCACCGAGGATAATTTACAATCACCGGATGCTAACGGAGAGTATAGCGTGCTCGCTCACGGAGAACCTATACCAGGAGATCTTGGCGGCGGAAACGAGAATTGTATCGTGGAAGGTATGATCTGTACCGACGGCACAAACAAAGACTGCAAACCTGGAAAATGTTTGATAGGAAAGCTAAAGAAGATTAGCAACTACAAATGGAAATATACCTCTGCCTCGTCTTACAATGGAACAAAATTAGAATACTTTATAGGCGGTAAAGAGTTTTTAGAGCTAAAGACTATTATCAGAGGTAGTCATCAGAACCCTGATGGCACAGCGGTATCTGTAGATAAACCAGCAAGTAAAAATACTACAGTGTATCTGCCTCCTGTAGGATATGCAGGAAGCGTATTCTCTGACACCTACGTTAAGTTCTTTAACTTGACCATGGCTCTTGATAATAGCGAAACATTAAATGGTGTAATAACCACAGAAGAAGATTTTATAAGACAGATTATTGATATAGGGTACAAAAACTTTTATGCTTTAAAGACCGGGCCTACATACTCTTCTATATGTGATAGCCCTCTAGATAGAAAAGTTGTGAGTTCTATTGAGGATATAATATTTTCTTTACCAGAGGCTTGGAGGGAAAGGGTCAGATCTTATATGGGAGAAAAGTGGGACATTAAGCACACTACCCACGAAACAAACAGAGAGTTTATTACCACTACATTTAGATACATGAGGTCTTTGTTTACAAAGACTACACAGGTTACTAGAAGTGGTCTCAAAAGATCAAGTATTAGGTACATATCTGACGAGTCAGTAAGACCTATCTACCTAAGGCTTCCAGCCTCTTCAAATAGCTACAGACCAGAAGGATACGAGGAAGTACTAATAATTGCAAAAGAACAAGATAGGTTTAATCTACCAATATCGTCCCTTGAGATAGGTACTATGGTCGCAACTTCTGATAGGAAGATCTCTTATCAGTTCTTGCCTAGAGTGATCACAGATGAAACAGAGCGCAGGACATTTAAAATGTCTCCTTTGTACTCTTCAAGAACAAAAGAAGAACTATATTCCCCTAGAGACGACAAATCGTGGTCTAGGATAATAGAAGACCAGCTTCCAAAATCTCCTGTTGCTAAGTGGATGTTGGCCGGTGCTGATGAGTTCTTAAGAGAGAAGAAGTATGAGATAGAAGATTTCTACTACACCTACTTAGATCCTACGGAGTGTAGTCCTAAAAACCTAGATTGGTTGGCTCAGCATGTGGGTTTATCTGCTCCTGTTTGGAACACAGAATGGGCCCCGGAATATAAGAGAGCACTAATTAAAAACTCTTTAGGATGGTTTGATAAAGAGCTAGTGCAAGAAGTAAATAATAAAGAATACAAAACGATAAAAGGAGAGGTGCTGAGCCTTCATCCCTTTAACGCAGCACCTTGGAGAGATGAGGAAGATGCTCCAGACGATAAGATTGATTTGTTTGGAATAGATCTATCATCTGCTTCTTCTCAAGATATCTCTGTGTGTAAAAAAGAATGGGACGGGCTAGGAGAATCTAAAGGAAGCATTCTAACTCTTATCTTTCTATTTAGTTTATTTAAAATCAAAGCCCACACAGAGGGAGAGATAGTTTCTAAAAATGATAAATTCCAAAGTATTCATATCAGC